GAATAGTCTCGCCGGGTTCGTCATCGTCCGGATCGCCGTAGCGCACGGTGCAGCGCGCCTGGGCAAAGTCGACCGAGGTCACGGTGCCGAACCGGATCAGCGTAGCGATGTCGGCCGGAATATCTTCGGGCGGGGGCTGGTTCATGGTGTCCGTTCGGAATCGTCAGGGCATGCGGCGCGATAACGCTCGTTGTGTTCCTGAATGGCTGTCACGGTCGCGTCGCTATCGAGGCGGTTGCCGGGGTCGTCCTGGTCTGCGCGGTCGGCCTGCCGGTAGCGAATGGGCGCGTCGCCTTGGCACCAGCTGCTATTCTCGCGCGAGGGGCTTGTATCGCTCGCACGCGGCACGTCGGTCACTGTCGCGCAGGCAGCCGTCATAGCGCCGCTGGCTACGGTCGCCAGAAGTGCGAAGATCCTGTTCAGCATGGTTGGCGTCTCCCAATTGGTCGAGGGTCTGGTTCTGTCCGGCGATCACTGCGTCCGCCTCGCCCGCGTTGCGGCCCAGCTCGGTCGCGTCGTCCAGCGTGCCCCGAACGGTGCCGACGATGGCCCACGCGATCAGCCCGAGCCCGATGATGGCGATTGTGACCCACGCGCCCCTGACGAGCCCGAGAGCGCCTTTGGCGAGCAACCAGGTCATGCCTCGCCTCCCGGTGTCTTGGTACCAGCGAGGTAGGCGGTCTTCTCTTGGCTGGATTGCGAGGTGCCGAAGAAAAAGCCGAGGGCATCCTTGCTGTTGGTGATGATCGCGCCGAGCAGCACCAGCAGGATGTCGCGGTCGGCGTGCTGAACGTTGCCGAGCGCAATCAGCAGCAGCGCGCCGAACAGCATCGCGAGGGTCGCGAAGGCGAGCAGCGCGCGGACGAAGCGGGGGTCTGTCATCGTGCCCAGTCTCCGGTCTTGTGGTGTAGCCACACGAGGAAGTCGCGGACCGTCTTGCCCTTGAGGATCGACGGGTTGGCGCGCGTGGCCGCGGCGCCCGCGAGAAGATCCGCCCGTTCGCCAATGTCGGCGGCGATCACCCGTGCGGCGGTGACGGGGCCGAAGAAGTGGGCGGCGTAGAGCGAGGCGCGGTTTATCGGCAGGCCATTACCCGCGAGGTAGCGGGCGTTCTTCGCGGTGAAGGTCTTCGCGCGGGCGAGCTGCTCTTCGACGTCGGGGCGCAAGCCGCCGAACGCCTGCGATGGATCGTCGCCCCACGCGCCGCCTTCGCCGATCCACGTCGACCGGATGAACTGATAAAGCCCGGAAGCACTGGACGTGCGCGCCTTGACGTAGGGGCGATCCCCGCTCTCGATCTTCGAGAGCATGGGCCAGTAATCTTCGGGAATCATGCCGGCGTCCGGCTGCGCAGGCGGGGGGAGAAGTTCGTCGAGCTTGGCGATCGTGTCGCGGCCGGCCCAGCCGTCGACTGCCAGACCGGCCCGCGCCTGAAACAGGCGCACGAACTCGTCATCGCTGATCAGCGTCATTGGTCTTCGTCCTTCTTGCTGGCGAGCCGTGCGGCGGCGATCTGCTTGGCCGCGTCCTGCCGCCGCTCGCCCATGATCTGATCGACCGGCGTGAACTTGCGGCGCAGCCATTCGGTCGCTTCGGAGTGGACCGCGGAGAGCAGCTTTACGCCGCCCATCGCCATGATGAAGGACAGGACCGCCGCGCCGAGCGCGTCGAGGTTTGCGTATTGAACCCCCAGCAGCACGAAGAGCAGGCACCCGCCGGAGATGAGGAAGCTGACGAGCAGCTCGCGCCAGATCAGCGCGGTGCTTTCCCTCTTGCTGACCTGCACCGCCGCACGCGCGGCCCAGCCCGCAGCGAAGCCGAAGCCGATCGCGCCAGCCAGCACCCAGTCCACGGCAGCGATCGCCACGAGGAAGGGCGGGGTGTATTTCGCCGCGGCGGTCGGGGCGATCACAGCTGCGCTCCCACGGTTTCCTGCAGCGCAAACCAGACGGCCCACCACCAGATCACGCACGACAGCATCATCGGGCCGCGCCGCCGCGCGAAGCCGATTGCCGTGATCCACGCACAGCCGCCCCAGAACAGCCACGCGGTGGCCATTGCCTGGCGAAACAGCAGGCTATCCCGATCGAACCCGGCAATGCGCCCATCGCCCGCCCACGGGATGACCGCGCCGGCGATCAGGATGGCGAGCAGCGCCAACAGCAGACCCAGCCCGAGGAACCAGCGCACGGTGTCGCTGAGATAGGGCGTGGTGTGCGGGTCGAAGGTGTAGAGCCACTTGCCGACCGGCCAGACGGCCAGCAGCGCGCCCATCGCCGCCCACCAGCGCCACGTGTCGGCCAGCATGTCGACGTTGAGCCCGATCATAGCGCACCCAGGAAATCGAGAATTTCGAAGGGGAAGTGGAAGGCGTTTTTCCGAAGATCGACCGGAGTGGGATTAACGCGGGTCAGCTCGTGCAGGTTGTCGGCTCCGAGCAGGGGAACATTGCCGGTGATGCCGTACTCGGTCGGATTGTTCGGGTCGCCGAAGGCGTCCTGCATGTTCAGGAACGCGATCCGCTCCCGCGCGGCCAGCTCCGCCAAGGCGCGCTGGTAGGCGACCATCTTCACGATCTCACGCTTGGCGTTTTCGGGCGCGGCGACGATCATCCGATCCATGCCGGGGCAAGCCGCGGCGTAGCGCGCCATCATGGTTGCATTGGACTGCGCGAACAGCGCGGCGGTGCGCTGGTTCGCCTGATCGTTCGGGCCCGGTGCCCAGATCACGCCGTCGAAATCCATGGCAGCGATCTGGTTTTGCCAGTTCGTGCCTTCCGCCACATCGGACCACTGCGCCGCCTGGGTGCCGGTGCCTGCCGTCTTGCTGATCAGCACACCGGGCTCGGCGGATCGCAAGAACAGCCCTTGCGGACGACAATTGCCCGCAACCCGCTCCATTTCCCACAGCCAGGCATCTCCGCCCGGCAGGTTTTCCAGTAGTATGCTCTGGCCACCCGCACCCTGCAGATCAAGGACCACCCAAGGCCCGCCGTTCCAGCGATACCGAACCACGCCGTCGGCGGTCCCTTCCCAGAACAGCCGCGCGCTTTCGAGAACTGGTAGAGCCGGCCCGGTGACGGTGATTTTCGCGCCGTCTTCCGAAGTGTCTGCCCGCCCGATGTCGGGCGAGGGTGAGGTGTAATAGTTGGTGGAGTCCGCTTCGCCCCAATCGCCCTCGCGGGTGACCGGGTAGAGGCCGGGGCGGACATTGCCGTTCACAGGCTCGTTGCCGAGCTTGGCGAAGCCGATCCATCCAGCACCGGCGTCGCCATATTTGTGGGCGAGGTATTCGGCGAAGAAGCCCGACCAACGATGGGTTTCGAAGGTCCGGCTGTCGTGACCGAGCGCGAAATGGAATTGGACCGGGTAGCCAAGAGCACGCTGCGCCTTGAACATGCGCCACTTGCGCATCCATCGCTCGCCGAAGCTGTCTCCGCCCACGATCAAATAGGGCGCGATCTTTTCGTCGAAGCCTGCGTAATCCGTTTCCGCGACACCCGGTTCGAATTGAGCCTGGTGCCATTCGAAATTGAAAGTGCGGGCGCAGCCGCGGTGATAGCGCGCATGCGCGGGTGCGGTCAGGGTGTCCGGATCGGCGGGCGAATAGCCCGAAATGTAATTCCTCGCGCCGTCGAACCACGCACCGTAGAGGAAGAACTTGCGAGTGTATTGCTCGCCACCCTCGACCGGCATGAACCCGCTCGAGTGGTACTGGTCGTTCTCGTAGAGCGCGCCGGTCGCTTCGTTGACAGCGTGGCCGATCACCACGTCTTGAGCTGCCGGGTCGAAGAGATTGCGCGACTTTACCACGAAGCCGGTCTGATCGATCCGCGGTTTCGCTGGCGCGAGATGATCGCTGTTCAGGCGCAGCCATTCGTCGATGTCGGCAAGGCGGGCTGCACCGGACGTTGGTTGCGGACGAATGCGAGTTGGCGAGAGAAACACCCCGGCGACTTCGAATGCGCCGCCGCCCGTAACGAAGGCGAGAGCCACGTTGGCCCCTTCGGTGTATTCGAAGCGCAGGGTAACGATGTGCAGACCGGCCTCGGCAAGGATGTCCCCAGTGCCACCGCCAAGATTTTCGCCATCCGGGTTGGCGCGCGGGTAGAACGAGCATTGGCCACCAGGCTCGGCGAACCAGACGAGGAAGTCCGCGGTAACGGTCTGGCCATCTTGCAGACCAAGGCGGCTGATGTCGTGCAAGCGACGGTACTGCGTCCCGGATGGGATGGTCGCGACCGGGGTCGTTACCGGGATATTCTGCGACTGGGTGGTGAAGGTGGGCGTAACGAGCGGCCAGTGGCTGAAACCCCCGAAACGGGGAAAGTCTGCGATCACCTCGTGGGTGCTGTCGAACAGCAGGTTTGCGCCGGCGGTCTGACCGTTGATACCGGCAGCCAGCGCCTCAAGCGGCGCGCGATACAGCCCGCCGTCCTTCAATACCGGGGTGAACTCGGTGCCTTCGATGTCCTCGGGCGAGAGGGGCGGTAGCAGGCTGACGCGCGACATCAGTTTGCCTCCCAAAGCGTGGGCTCGATGACCGAGAACCCGGTAAGTGCGCCCGCGGGCGCGGCATCGATCGCGGTTGCAATGCTGGCGGCCTGGGCAACCACATCGTCGATTGCGGCAAGGCGCGCGGTCGCCTCGGCACCGCCGAGACGGGCGTCGAGGATCTGCTGCTGCCGATCGGCGATCTGGCCGATACGCCTGTTCTGTTCGCGCTGAAGCGCCCGCTGCAACAGCTCACGCTGCTCGCTTTCGCTCCACGTGCGCGACCGTGACATGATCGGGGTGCCGGTTTCGCTCGGCACAATTTCGACCGGGGCTTCACTCGCCTGCGCGTCGATCAGTTCGGCGTGGCGCGCTGGGGTCACTTCCGTCGCATCGTCGGGGATCGCGGTGTGAATGTCGCTGTCGAAGAAGGCGCGGGCGGTGGCGCTGTAGAAGATCATCGGGCGATCTCCCCGATGGCGAAATACATGCAGGGCGTGCCGTCGGAATCGTTGCTGACCTGAAAATTGCCAGCGCCCACCGAGGAGGTGAGCACGCGAGCAAAGTGATCGCCATCGCCGGTGATGCTCGCGCCGTTGCCGCCGTCGACAAAGACGCCGTAGCAGGTGGTGAAAGCGAGCGGGAAGGTGACCGTGCTGGTGCCCTGCGCGGTGGGCGTGAACCGGCCCCACTGCACCATGATCTGGTGCGATGCGCTTGCGGAAATGATCGACGCGCGACCGTTTAGCGCGTGGACCGACCGGATCGGACCAAGCGCTGCCGGGGTCAGCGCACGGTCTGCGTCTGTCCCCGCCCATGCCGAGGCCGCATTTGCGGCAAGCACGGTCAACACCCGGCTTGCGGACAGATCGCCGCCACCGGTCACCAGTCCGCTGCCGGTGATCGTGCGCCCGGTCAGTGCAGCGATCAGATTCCCCAGCGCTATATCGGCGTCAGCGCGGGTTGTTGCTTCGTCCGCGTCCGCATCGGTGCGCGCGGCAACTTCATCCGCGATCGCCTGGAACAAGGGGGCAAGCGCCGCGGCGAGACGAACGCCCAGCTTCAGCGGGGTGACGATCCGCTGGTCGTCTTCTTCGGCGTCGGTTTCCGCCTGGGTCGCCAGCTCGGCAACGCCCTTGGTGCTCTCGGTCGCGGGTGGATAGAGGAAGGTCGCATCGCCGAAGACGATCGATTCCGCGACCGTGTCAGCAAAGGCGACATCGATCGAGAACAGGAAGGTCGCGATATCGACCTTGCGGAAGATCGGGCCGACCTCGCGCGAGTAGGCAGCGAACAGGGTGCCGTCTGCGAGATAGAGGCCGAGACTGCGCACTTCGTAGACATCGGTGCTGGCGTCGAAGGCCGTCATGTGAATGATCGTTTCGGAAACGGATTCGCCCGAAAGCGTGTCGATCCGCTTGATCTCGTTTGGCAGGGCGAGCAGCGTCGGCGCGATGTCTACCTCGCTCGCCGAAATGCCGAGCTGGGTGATGACGATCGCGTTCGTGTTGCCATTCTGCGCGTCGACCAGCGCGTCGAGCCCAGCGCTGGTGATGGTGAAGAGGAACCCGGAACTCATGACGCCACCAAAAATTCGTCGGAGGTTTCGGCCCTGATCGGTTCGCCGTCTTCGGTCTGCAGGTAGGTCGCCCAGACTGGATCGAGAGCTGTGGTGGTGTCGGCCTCGGTATCGAGGCGGACGAAGCCAGCATCGTGGCCCGCGCCGAGCAGCCCGGCATGCGCCTGCGCACGCATTCGGTGGACCGCGAACATGTGCGAGCGCAGCGGTTTGACCGCAGCGATGTCGCGCAACAGCTCGCGCACGAGCGCGGCGTCATACTCGACGCCGCTGACCGTCTTCAGCGGCAGTTCGAGACGGAAGGTGTGCGGGTCGAGATATTGACGGTCTTCGAACCATTCGACGATTTCGATCAGCGGGTCGAAGCGATCGAGCACGGTGCGCAGCGAAGATCGCGTGCCCTTGCGCCGCTGGGCCTCGATCGCGCCCGCGACTGCATCGCGCTTGACCTGCTCGCTCCAGTTCGTGTCCCACACGTCGATAGAGATCCCCCAGGCCAGCCAGGGCAGGAGCTGGGCGGGGCAGGTCTGCGGATTCCAGACCGATCGGATCGGGATGGGCAGCTCGCCCAGCCCGTCCAGTTCGACCTGGTCGAGCGCGCGATCGAGCGGGGTGGCATTGGGCGGCAGGATGCTCACGTCGCCACCCCCGAGACTGCCACCGAACGCGCCCCGAGGTTCGCGGCCTGGGTGAGGTCCACCACGACATCGGCCGCAGGCGAGCCAATCACGACATTCTGCACGCCGGCCACGTGGAGCGCCGCGCCGATTGCCGATCGGGTGATGTCGCGACCCAGATGGCGGCTGCTGGCGATCAGCTGATCGAGCGCGGCGTTGGCGGTCGCCAGCACCAGCTGCTGATCGGGGCCGGGATAAAGCACGAGTTGCGCGTCGATGTCGAAGGTGACGATCTGCGCGCTCTGCACGGTGACCTGATCGGTCAGCGGGCGCACCTCGTCATCATTCAGGACGGTGGCGACCTTGTCGATCAGGGCCGCCGGGGCGGTGCCGTCGCCCTGCCGGGAAAGGACGGACACGACGACCTCGCCCGGCTCGGGGCTGACGGCGCTTGCGTCGAGCACGTCGGCATCGGCGGATAGTGCGTGATAGACGTAGGCGCTGGCGGGACCGGCCACGCTGAAGCTGTCCGGCGCAAGCAACACGCGGCGGCGCAGCGCGGTGTCATCCTCGAGAACTGCGGGTGTGTTGGTCTGCGAATTGGCGGGGGCGATTTCCTGCCGGGTCACGCCGAGCAGTGCGGCCAGATTGTCGAGATCGGGGCCGCCCGCGTATGCGATCAGCACGCCGCGCACCGCGTCATTGATCCGGGCGCGCAATACGAGCTCGCGATAGGCGCCCGCCTCGAGCGCCTTGATTACGGGATCGCTTTCGACATCGGCGCTGAAGGCAGGAAAGCGCCCGAGGAAATCCGCCTTGCGCGCAGCGTAGATCGTTTCGAAGTCCAGTTCTTCGATGACGTCGGGCGGCGGCAGGCGCGACAGGTCCACGGAAGTTGCGGCGGCGGTCATGCCGCTCGAGATGCCCGACCGCTCCAGCGCGCGTAAGGATGGGGGCGGGTAAAGCGGGGCTTCACCCC